GGTCGGTTTCTACGAGAAGATGCCCGATCCCCACGGTAGGTTTTTGCAGGTGATCAAGGTAGATCCTATGCTCGATCCCCTCGTCAGCCTCAAGCAACTCTCTCAATTCATCCATCATTCTTTTTATCCTTCGGTGCCACAGCTTTTTCGTAGTAAATTATCAACCGCTTTTGTTGTTCTATAAACCTCTTAATTTCGGCCATGTTTAAGGCAAGCGTCTCATAGTCCCTGACGCTGATCGCGTAAAACAGCAAGTCGCCGTTCTCCTTCGTAAACCGACTTTTGAACTCCGGGAACGTGTCCTCTGTCACAACATAAAAATGCAGGTTCGACAGCTTGATCGGACGCGGACGGTTTTGTGTCGGTATCTTGCGCTCTACCTCGACGGTCTTGATCTCAACCGGCAGCACGTCTTTAAAATTGCTACAGCCGCTACCTAGTAGCAGGAACGGCACCAGACATAGTTTCCAGAGACCGGAATAATTTGGTGGTTCCAGCATTGATTTTCTCCTCAACTAGCCCCGGTTTTTTCATGCTAAGTTTAGCTAAATCGTGTTTGCGTAGCTTGTCGATTAGAACGTCGCGGTACTTGTTAGCGGCGGCGAGTTCTGCCTGCAGTTCCTTGTTTAGCTCGTCAAACTTTTCTCTGTCTTCGATCATGGCGTTGATCGTGTCGTCCTGCATCTGCTTAGCCGTCTCTAATTTGGCCGTGTTTTCTGTCAGCGTCTGAATGCGTTGTTGGGTATCCTTGTAGTAGTAGTAAGCCCCGTAAACTGAACCGCCTACAAGACCCAACACTACAACAAGGACGTAAATTTTTAGCACTTAGATAACGCCTTTTTCTTTCAGGATAAAACCCAGCGCGCCACCGACAACACCAATCAAGATAACAATTGGCTGGTTAATCAATACTCCAACACCAACCACAGCAGCGCCTGCTGCTGCGTAGCTGGACGGCTCAGTCATTCGATCCATAATATATTTCATGTCTTCTTCCTTCCTCGTTTAGCTGAAGCCTTAATGGCCTCCGATGTAGGAGCACCCTTCTCTCCCGGTTTTCGCATTCGCTCGTTGCTACCTTGCTTGATGCGATTGCGCTTCGCTTGAATGTTGGCCCAAAGGCCCGGTCGTTTAGCCATCTCTCTACTTGCCCTTTGCCATGTAGGCAGTCATACCCATGTATGCTCCAACGACCCCAGCCTGCCCGATATAGAACAAGCCGAAAAGGTCTGATAGCGCCTTTATTCTAGCATCAGGAAAGATCGGGAGGAACACCGCGAGCGTGAAGAAGAGCATGGACCCCATTGCTACCCACGCCATGCGCCGCTGCGCGTCGGCCTTCTCGTGTTTTTCCAAAGCCTCGACTACCGCTAACTCCGCATCGCTGACAATGCCGTCACCATCAAGATCAAGGTCGTTGTGCTTTGAGTTCTTTTGTAGCTTTTTCTGTGCCATTTCATTTTCCCTTTAGGAGAGGGTTGTCTAGGGCGCGTTGCAGCGTCTTGTTTAGTCGGGCTTCTAGGGCGTCGAGCTTAGCATCGACGCTGTTAATCTTGCCGTCAAATCTATCTGAAGCGGAAGACGTTATATCGCGCAGGGTCTTCTCTGCTTGCCTCATTGCTGAGCGTGTGTCTGCGTCAGCATCGCGAGAACGGCTGTCTACGGCAGTGATAGCTTCGTAAACTTTGCTGCTGTCGCTGCGCTGGTCTTCCCGTAGATCCCGAGCGATCTCTTGTATCTCGCTAACACGAAGCCGAACCGACGCCATCTCTTTTCGCACAGCCTCCACGGTTTCATTCTGCACCGCTAACTCTTGCCGTATGCCTGAAAGATCTGGAGCCGAGTAGCTGGCTATTTTCTTCTTCATGTTTTCATAATCTTTGTACACTTCAAACGCGCCATAGAGGCCGCCGACTAGCGTAGACAATGCCAGAAATACGGCAACCATTTTGCCGCCTTTAAACTTAACACCCGCAAATTCAACTTCAGCCATGTCAGCGTTTCCACTCAAGCTCTACGAGAGCATTGTGCGCCCCGTTTGATTTGCCGAACAAGGTGTAATTTTGCATTCGATCAACCATAGAAGGCCCATCAGGAACTTTCGTTCCGGTAAAGAAACCGGGCGTATCCGTTAATGCTACGGGGGCTGCAATCTTAGGTGCTATCATACCCATAGCTACCATCGTAGTAGTTTGCGACGCCGCTGAATATCTCTGGGACGGCGCTATCTTTGCGACAGTTTTCTCGGCCGCCGCTTTGACCTTCTCTTGTCGGGTCTTAGGTTTCGGAGGAGCTTGTGCCTCTCTAGTCTCTGCCGGGGGTTCCACTGAAGGTTCCGGCTCGGTCTCAGAGGGCTGCGCCTCTGCCGGTTCCGGTTCTCGGGCGCGAGGCTGCACAGGGGGAGGCGCTATATCCTGTTCTACTTGAGCCTCAATGGTCTCTTCTGCCTGTGCCTCCTGTTGCTGCTGCTCCATTGGAGGCAAATCAATTTGAATAGGTGCAATTTCTGGAGGGGGAGGTGGCTCAGACGGAGCTTGCGGAGCAACGGCAACAACGATAGGGGCCGCTGCTGGCGGCGGAGGTAAGTCAACTGGAGGAGGGGGGAGGTTAATCTGAACCGGGGGCGCAGCCGCTATAACGTCGTTCTGCACGATCTGATCTAAAATCTGCTGCTCTACAACCCGTTCATGCGTAAACGTCAGGCTGGGATCAGAAAACTTTGGTCCAAAAAACCCGGAATGAAATCCTGCGTCGATCCCAAACAGAGAAAAGGTTCCCGTCAAAATTCCAAAGTCGTTCTCCGCCATCGTGTCCGAGAACGAAAACAATCTCTCCCCAGTAAAGTCTAATTCTACTTCGTGGATAAACTCCTTCGCTACGGTTTCCCCGTGCAGAAGCGTAACGCCTAACGTAAAAAGATCGCGGCAGTCCCCCACTTGCGTAACGCTCGTGCATGAAGCAAGCGTAGCGTTACTCGGATGACTGTCCACGATAACCGCGCTGTTGAGGGTAAAGCCTCTGCGAACCTCGGCCTCGGTCAATGGAACGTCAAACGTGCTCGTATAAGTTCCGCCACCCGCCGTAGCGTTACCTGTACAAAACTCTCCGGCACTGCAACCTCTTGCGGAACCAGCCGATGTCGTTGATCCACTCGTCGTAAACGCAGACAGATCTGGAAGGACATTAGTCGTCGTTACTGTCTCCGCTAATGCAGAAGACGACATAAGCAGGAATGCGATCAGCCAACGCATCAATCGCCTCCGTACCATTCTTCTTCGTCAGGCCAATCAGAACTCTGTTGAGGCTGCAAAGATACAGTTTCCGCTTTTACCTGCAACCGCACAATAGAACCTTCCGGCGCTTTCTCCGGGTTCTTGATCCACTCTTGCCTCGCCGCGTCCCCGATCTTGCCCATAAACGGACAAGGAGTTCCGGCCATCCAAAGGCCGTCGAACACACGCACTTCCTGACAAAGAATGCTAATGCCAGCAACCTTTAGCCCCATACCAAACACAGACCGTGCCAGCTTGATCCTCTCGCAGTTTAGATCACGAGTGGTGGTGCCACCGGACACACCAAAAAGACCAGTCTGCAAAGCGCCACTGGTTCCAACTTGACAGATATCGTTGTTGTTAACGACTATTGAAGGGCTGGATGCTGTAGGTGGTGTTTTGTCAACTACTGTTGAACTGCTTACCGTAGCAGACGTTACTGTATCAGCCGCATAGGTTGGGAGACTGAACAGGAAAGCCACAAAGACGACAACCAGTATATAAGCTGCAATCGACCGGGCAGACATCTACATTTTCCACAGCATTCCAGCCATCATCAAGATGACGGCACCGGCTGCGCTAATCATAATAAGCTCCAGCCGTTTAATCCGCTCGATTGTCTCTTTCCAACGCTCCGCACACACTGCTTCGTGTGTGTTTAATTTGGCTTCAACATCCTTAACAGTTGCCATTAGCCAAGCTCCGGCCAATCATAAAGGATGCCAGACTTATTTCCTTCTGAGTCAAATGTAACAAACAGCGCAGCTACAGCGTCAGTGTTTGCCGCACCGTCAATTGCGCTTTCCATTGCAGTTGCTTTGGTGCGGATTGCATCACGATAGGTCTGGATGTTTGAAGGAATTGCCGTTCCTTTGTCAGCCTTCCGAACGACAGCCCAATCGGTCTGTGCAAGCAACGAACCCTGTTGAGATTTTACTTCAGCCTTTAGCTGAGAGCGGACCCCCGGCTCCATGATCTGGTTGCCATCGTCATCGTTGACCGGGTTTCCATCATCGTCTACCACGCCGACATCGGTCATGCTTCGGGCCGTTTTGGAGATCGTCACACCATCAGCTTGGTAGCCCCAAGTGTAAAGGCGGCTATCAGGTGGCGTCTCCGGCGTAACCTCAGTTAGGCCAGCGGCAGCCTTCTCGCTAGGCGACCAGATGTGCCAGTTCCGGGGGTGTGTGATACCATTGTCATCGGTCCACGCTTTGTGTTCCTTAATAGTTCTGCCGGAGTATTTCCACATAATCTTGTCCTATCTTGCTGTCGCTGGCGCTGCGTCGTCACCGCCGAAGGGGTTTTCTGCGAATGCCATGTAGATGTAGGTATCGCCGGAATTGTTGATGTTTGACTGCGTTCCACGAACCTTAAATCCGTTGCTTAAAAAATCGAACTTAATTGTAGAATAAGTTGTTTCCGCAGTGTTGTTGTCAGCATCTAAAACTGCATCCACCACATTGAACGGGTCACGCTTATTATCGAAGATATCCCAGTTACCTGTTCCACCAACAACACGTTTGACCAGTAACCAAGCGGGTCTGAATCCGGTATACACAAAAGGACCATCTGCCGATCCATTGCCCGTGTAACTTCCGATAGAGCTATAGCCGGGAACTTCTGCAAAAACATACGCAACGTAAGTTCCACCAGAGGCGTTGATGTCACCACCTACGCCAACAGTGTAGACCGAACTAGTTGGTGTCGCTCGGTATTGCTCAGTGTTGCTTGAAGATGCTGCGGTACTGTTAAAATAAAACACTTTATTTATACCAACAGCATCGTGATAGGTTGTCCAATTACTGCCGCTTGAATTACGTCTTTTTGTAATTATCATTTTTGGCGCAATGCCAATTCCGTGACCAATTTCTTGATTATCTGACCCATTTCCGCTGTAAGTCAGCACCGAAAAACCGGCAGTCGTGTTAGCACTCACGGTCGAGGTGATGTCACCAGTTTCGTTCGTGCTGCTCGACCCCCCCGTAGTTTTCCATTGCCATGCGACATACGTTCTACCTGACCCGTTGAAGTTTACGT